AGCATCTACTAACCCTTCATTAGTATAGTTTACAATAACTCTTTGCATACTCTTGCGTATGCCTGGATCTCCCATTGCTAAATCGGGAGACTTATAAATACTTTCTATGTTTGCTGTACCGCCTACTCTAGTAAATACATTACCTGATTCCTGCAGATATATGTAACCATCATAGCCACCATGTACTGCAGTTTCAGTAGATCCTACAAAATCAGAATCACAACAAGACGGCTTAACTCCTAACATATCTGCATATTCATAACCTAATTGTCCAGTATTACTATTAGTTTTTACAACAGATATTACTGCTCTAGAAGCTACTTCTGCTCCACTTGTTTTAGGGTAAAACATTCTGTATTGAGATTTTTTTCTTATTACTAAAGAACTTATATTATCTACTCCAACCTCATCAATACGTTCTTGTATTTGTTTAGACACAGTACCTAATTCGACATCGTCAATTCTTTCTGTACCTGCAATAGTTCTAATTCCATCTGGTGCAAGAAATACAATATCACCACCAAGCTCTTGAATTGATCCACGATCTAAGCAACCAATAGTTCTTGTTACTGGAGTTATAGAAAAATCACTTAATGAAGTTCCAGTTAACTTAAATATTTTGTCTAGCCCAAATATAAATAGGCTACCCCTAAATACTTTCATTCCTATAATTGTAGTATCTACTTTAATAGCACCACCACCATTACCGCTAGTAAAATCATTAGTTTGAAAAGGACCCATAAATTTAATCTCTTGTGTAGATCCTGTAGCGCCTGCAAAAAAGATATGATTTTTAAACACTTCAACAATACTAAAAGTATCTTGACTTCCTGACGCATTAACATTAATTACATTATAAGAAGTATCTATTATCTTAGGAAATGAAGTTCCCGTTGCTACTACTATATTGTCTGTCCCAGTAAAATTAAATTTACTAAATGTATAGTTAGCAGTAGGAGTTCCTAAACTAGCTTGTACAGATGTCCAACTACCACTGCCCGCATCTCCTTGATATATAGTTCCACCTCTTGCTACTAATACCCTATCATTAAATATAGCAGACATTACTACGCGTTCATTAGCATTAGATACTTGAGGAACAATATTAGTATTATAAAATGAAGTACCTAATATTTTTTTATATCCGCCCTTAATGTCTGGCTCAAAGTTTTGTAATATTCTAGACTCTCCTGGTTGAAAAGAAAAAGTATCTTTGTTTAATACTAAACCTCCAGAGCACCCATATATAAAGGGAGATATTTGTGAAGTATCAGCCACCTATTGCAGCTCCTCTAGTTTTAGTAATGTTTACACGAGTATCTAACATTTGTGTTGGAGAATTAATTAATTCTATTCTCATTCTTTTTATTCCTGCCTGATAGTCTGCTGCAGCAAATTGAGTAAACTGAGGATCAGATCGTAGTTGATATATATAGTACTTAGTTCTTGCTATTACTACATCATGAAATCTTGCAGGTATATCTGGAGTATCGGTTGTAGCCGATAAATCATCATGAGTTTTCCAATATTCGTAGTTTATGCTATACCCATCTGAATCTGGTATACGATACAATCCAAACTTTCCGTCTTGTGATTTGTATATATAATCAGGAACTCCGTACTGATCACTACTATTTATCTGTGCAGTACTTAAAAATCTTCTTCTATAATCATCATATGTAATGTATGTTAATTTTTTAGGTGCAATATTTTCTGATACCTTTACAAAATCTACATCTAAATTATTGGAGTCATCATTATCTAAAGTTAAGTATGAAGTAGATGCAGTTGCTGTAAATTTAATATCTAGAATTGAGCCATCACCAAAATCAGCTATTGTTAAAGTAGTACTTAAATTTTGTGTGCCTGCAGGAGAAGTACCTACTTGTATTTTTAAACTAGATCCGCTAGAAGAACTATCTATTAATCTAACTTGTAATCTGTATTCTTTATTCTTTACTGTTGATAGAGTAGCATAAGCTGCTGCTGCATTTAATCTTAGTCTACCATTTCCTGTAGCTGTATATGCTGGAGTTCCAGATGAAGTTGTCCAATTAGTTATGTTACTATCAAAAGTTGAATTTGTTACTAACTCTGTAGGAACTATGTAGAATGAATCATAGTCAACTGATCTATAATCAGTAGGTAATGCATATTCTTTTTGTCCTGCAAAAGTTGCTTGTATCTTATCACTATGTAACCAAGGCCATTCTAGCTCTGAAGAGTATACATCTCTAAGTGCTTTATTAACTACATCTTTTGTAGTCTGTTGAATACCTACAGCACCACTAACAAAGTTACTACTAGTTAGTTGCACTTCATTTAATTCTGCTAATACCTGATTAGTTAGTGTTAAATAATTCATTATCTATTCTCTAATAATTTTAATATCTTGTCTATTTTTGCATCTTGTTCTTTTATTTTTGCCCCACAGTCACACTGTTTGGTCTTATCATCTAAATGTATAGTAGACTCGCCATACATTTCAACTTTTTTTTGTCCAGTCGATGCCTCTGTAATATTTCTTAAATCTATTGTAGCCATAAATTCCTTTAGTAATAGAAGGGAGCCCGAAGGCTCCCAACTAATTAACAATTAAGCATTGTTTGCTGTTTCGTAAACACCAGAAACATCACACAAAAGTGCGAAGACTCTGACTTTACCTGCAGAAGAATCTGCACCTGCGACTAGTAAGTCGATAGTGTCAGCACTTGCAATAATTGGTCTTGCAGTAGCTGTTAGTACAGAGTATCCTGTTGCGTTAGCATCTCCATCAACAAATACGTCAACGTCTCCACCAGTGATACCAAAGTCCATAGTTGCACTACTAGATAGTGCAGTAATAACTTCAATACCAGCGTGTAGTACTAGAGTTTCAGCAGGAATGTCTATTACTTGTAGTACATCTCCGTTTGTTGTTCCAGCATCGCTGTTGACTTTTGATATGTCAATTGTATTTTCCACTAGGTAAGGAGTTCTTACACCAGGGTTCTTTCTTGAAGGTACACTAGTTGAACTAGTATTACCTGTTACGTCATAAGTAGCCATGTTATTATTCCTTTCCTAATTAATCAATTAATAAAAATTCAGCAATAAGACCTTCTGATCTTAGTACTTTTCTACCAAACACATGTAAGCCTCTAACTACGTCAGCAAATGAATCTTGATCTCTAACGACTTCCATTTTTGCAATGTGATTAGCAGTTGCAGTGGAAGACATGTGACCAGATAAACATAAGAAAACATTAGAAGTACTAGCAGCAGCAAAGTTATTGCTCATGTATAAGCTCATGTTATTGATCTTACCTTGATATACTTTACCATTTCTTAATGGTGCAGCATTGCCAGTAGTATCAGCCATTAGCTTACTATTTGCCTGTCCTAGTTGCTCATAAAACTCAGGTCCAGCTACGAAGAATCTATTTTCTTCTGGAACGTCTGCTGAGTTTAATTGTTTAGAATGTTTAGCTAAGATGTTGATTGGATCAACTTCAGCACTAGATGCTAGAGAAGTACCCTCTGGGTATACTCCTACATCAGCGTTGCCAGATCCGTCAGAACCATTTGTAGTTCCAGCACCAGCTACCATTGCTGCTAAGACATTTTTGTCATAAGCATTTTTTAGAGCATATGCACCTGAAGAACTTGCAACAGACTCAAAATTTATATGAGAGTGTCTTTCTTCAATGTCATCTACTTTAAAAGCAAAAGCATTGGCTTGGTCAACAATTAGTTGTAGTTGATCGTCAGCTAAGTTTTGTGTATTAATTAATGCACCGCGTGTGTACGCAGCTACAGTAACTGTAGGTTCTTTGATAATATTTACCGTGTCACCATAAGATTCGATTTCTCCAGCATAGTCGGTGTTTGTAATGTCTTCAACAACCGAAGCAGTTCTGAAAAACTTTTGAACCTTTTGGCTATAAATTGCAGGTATGAAATTATCTGATGGCAGGTTATTATAACCCGCAGATCTTGATATTGCCATATTATTCTCCTTATAGCGTTAAGTTAAGTTTTTAGTTTATGCTTTTATACGACCTTCTTTTCGAGCTAACATAATGTCTTTTTCGTGTTTGTCGAATTGTTGAGGCTTCAGTTTAGAAATCTCATCAATACTCCAAATTTTCTTTTCAGCTACGTCTGTTTGATTGGCTTTTCTAGTTGTTGTGACTGATCTTGCAGCTTCTTTTTTTATGTCTGAATTAGTTTTCTTTTCTGGTTTAGAAAGTCCCTTATCCATTTTATAAAGATCAATAGCTCTTGCGGCTAAGTCTGCATTATCTGTATTGTCATACAACCATCCTTGAATTGTAGGATCTTGTGATTGAACCCATTCATGAAATTCATCTTGGGCCCTAATCTCTGCAAAATCAGGATGACGTTTAACCAATTCAACTTCAGCTTTTTCTTTAGAAATCTGCGTTTGCTGTTCCTGTAAAAACTGAAATTTTTCTTCAAGTTGTTTAGTTCTAGTATCTGCTTGTTGCAAAGATACTGACTCTATAACATCATAGACATCTGGATACTTTTGTCTCCACTCTGCAAGTTCCTTTGGATCTTTAGGTGGTAGCATCTCATTTGCTTTTTGTTCAACTTGAGTCTTAAGTTTCGTAACTTCGTTCTTATGTTTACTTAAAGTCTTGTCGTAATGGCGTTTAAGATCGTCATAACGTTTCTTAAAAGCCTTTTCCTCGGCTGTTACAGGGCGTTCTTCAGGAGTAGCCTCTTCTTCGGTGTCCTGTTGTTCGGTAGCTGTATCAGTAACCTTATCATCGAGATCTCTTTTATACTTATTTTGATAAGGTGTCGGCTCAAGCATTTCTTCTACTTGTTCCTGTTCAGGTGTAAGAGAAACTTCTTCAGTAGTTTCTTCAGTTGTTTCTATTACATCTTCATTCGTGTCGTCAACCATAGTATCCTCCTTAGTTGAGTTGGGTGCCTTATGGGGAAGGGTAGCCCTCGTGTGCTGTAGTTAAACTACAGGTGGCACGTTAGTTGGTGGAGCATCCATCATTGGTGCTCCGCCTAATCCACTTGTGGGTGCATTAGGAATCTCTTGTTGGGGTGCCATAGTACCTCCTAGGCTTTCATCAAACATAGCAATAGACTCTTCTATTGTTGCAGCTGGAAATGCATTAGCAATTGCAGATTGAGGCACTAAATGTTGTGGCTCTTCTAATCCTATACCTTCTAGTAATTCTCCTACTTCTGGGCCTAATATAATAGATAATGCAGATCTCATACTTGGAGTTAGTTTTGTCTGAAGGACTTCAAGAACTTGATCGTCTAAAGTAGAAACAAATTGTTCTTTAGTTATTACAAAATTTGTAGCTTCTCCTTCTGTTGCTTCTTTAGCTATGCCTCCAATTACTGGCGTTTGAGCTATAATATCTTCCTCTGACATCATATCTTCCTCTGACATCATATCTTCCTCTGACATCATAGGTTCTTCTGGTGACATCATTCCTTGTGGGGGCATCATTGCCATTATGCTTCTCCTCGTAATTTTTTATTTAGATCTTGTTTAACTTGTTCAAAGTATGGTGCCCAGTCATCATCAGATCCTGTTTCAAAATCTCCAAATTCTATATCGTTAATCCATATTCTATTGTCTGAAGTTTTAAAGGTATACACAGGTTCTATTTTATCTGTAAGGACTCCATGTTTACTATCTTCTACTTCAATAAATTGATTATCTTCTATTACCCAGTGGGATCCAGAAACTAATACTCCTTGGTAATTGTATATACTCTGTGGCATAAATTCCATTTTAGCCTGTACAATACCACCTCTAGTCTCCTCACCAACTTTAATAGTTGTAATTTCTTTTGTAGTGCCGTCAGCCATTTGAATTGTAGTTCCTTTAACAAAACATCCTCCTGATCCACCTGAACCTCCTGATCCACCTGAACCTCCTGATCCACCGCCACTAGAGTTACCTCCTGGATTACCGCCATCTCTGCTTTTACTTCCTGGTGATGTTCCGCCTGAAGGTCCACCTTTTTGTCTACCTCCTGCACCTCCTGGTCCTGCACTTCCTGTTCCTGTACTTCCTGTTCCTGTACTTCCTGTTCCTGTACTTCCTGTTCCTCCACTTGGACCACCTTTTTGTCTAGCTGCAGCTCCTCCTGGCCCTCGACTACCTGTTACTGTACTTCCTGTACCACCATAGTTACTATCAGTACCAGCAGATTTATCTAAATCTACTTCACCAGAAACATCTCTCATATTACGTTGATTTTCATCATAAGAATAATTTGGGTGTACATCAAAGCCTACGTTTAAACCTTTCTTTTTCTTTGTCATTTTAGCTTGTAAAGATTTTTTTAATTTACTACGTTCTGCAACTGTCATTTTACTTAATGTTTTTTTTCCTATTTCACTGCCAAACATAGCTGATCTAGCTTCATCTGTCATAGATGCAATTGCGTTATTCATATTTGCTTTAGCCAATGCCCCTACAATTTTTCCAACTACACTTATTGATCCTAATCCAGGTATGTTACCTGTAAGTCCATTATATGCTGCGGTTGCAATTTTTCCATATGGCTGTCCTGTTTCTCCATCAAACCAACCACCACCTATTGACACTGCTCCTGGTCCTGTTGGTCCCATATTATCTCTATTATCACGGCCACCACCTCCAAACACAGGCCCAGGATCTACTGGAACAGGTTCGGGATCTATAGGAAAAGGAGTAGGTTCTGGGTATATTATTTCTGGATCTCCTGGTTCTGGGAATGTTGTTATAGGAGTTTCTATATCTGGAACAGAAGGTACTCCTGGTCCAGGTAAAGGAGCTATAGTTCCTGTTGTAGAAGTAGTCTGTACGTTTTGTACATCGTACATAATAACCCACTGGCCATTACTATTTTGTTGCATTACTTGTGAGTATGCAGGCATTCTGCCTGTTACTGGATCTGGTAATGGTGGGTTAGCTTGTACTGTCATTTTGATTTAAAATATCCTCTACTCTTATTATCCTTGTTGGTTTTGATTTGATCCTTGAGGCACAGCAGCTTGCGCAGCGAACTGATCTTCCCCTGGCTGCGGTACACTTCCAGCTCCGATGTTGCCACCTCCAGCTCCCGTTGCGTCTGCTGGATTTGCTCCTGGAGGTACTCCTCCAGCAGGACCCATGCCTGGTGGTTGTTCACCAGGGCCTGTAGTTTGTTGATTTCCATTTGTCATCCCCATTATTTTAGCAAAAATTTGTGCATTCTCTGGATCATTGATTAATTGATCTGGATCAATATCTAACGATTTAGCAATTTCTTTAAGTACTGAATGCCATCTTACAAATGGTGCAATATTAGGATTGTTCGCAGTTTGCATAAATGTCATTAGTCTTTGTGATCTAACTTCTTTCTGCATTAACGAAGATGTTCCCATTGCTTTAATTTGTAAGTCGCCTTTTATTGATTCCATGCTGTTATTAAATTGCATATTCCATGCAAATAAAGATTCACCAAGGGGCCTTAATAAATAATCATCTATATTTTTTACTACTGTTTTAATACTTAATGCAGCTGCACCCATAAGCATGGACATACCTGCTGCAGTTCTTGTTGTTGATTGTACTCCAGTTGCACCATGAGAGTACGAAGGTATACCTGTAGATTCATCTGCTAACTGTCTAAACTTATCAAACATTTGTAAATTTTCTGTTGCTGTGCTTGGAAACTTAATGCCGTTAATTGCAGTTCCTGTTACTCCAGACTGTCTTCTAAATATTTTACCAGGATATATAGACATGTCTTGACCTGGTACCAATTGGGTTTCATCTATATCAAATACTAAATTACCAGCTAATGCTAAGTTATCAATAGCCATTCTTGCATGACCATTCATTACCATTTGTGCATCTTCCATATTTTCTGGTATACCCACACCAAAAAATTGATACGGATTTATTTCATAAGGACAAATATGATAGGGTATTCTATCAGGAGTAAATGGATTTAATACTAATCTTAATAATTTTCCATTACATATCCATGCATTAATCTGTATTTCATCTAATGCTTCTAGTTCTGAGCTAAACTCAAGACCTGCTTCTTCAGCAAGTTCTTTATCCATTGTGCCCCAGTATTCATATACTTCAAATCTATTTTTTTGAAGATCATCTACATTTTCTCTATCAAGTAATGAAGTTTCAAAACCTCTTACTTCATAGTTAGCACCCATTTTTAAACATTCTGATATAGCATCAGGTCTAAAGAATGGTCTTTTAGCTAATCCCCTTAACTGTCCTCTATTAAAAGAATGCCTTTGTATTACATAATCACAATCATCTACATTAGTAGCATCTGGATCAGGATAAAAATCCCATATACTTACAGCTTCTAACTTAGGTACTGTTTTAAGTTTAGGATTATATACTTGTTCTTCAGTTTCTTCATCTTTATCCCAGCTATGTAAGACTTTTTCATCTGTAAAT